TCCATCATCGAACGAGCCCGCCGTGCCAGACCACCTGGCCGATCACGCGCAGCTGATCGGCCTCGTTGGGCGGCACGACCTCGGGGTCGTATCTCGGGTTGTCGCTCTTCACGACCAGCGTGCCGTCCAGCTTGAGCTGGATCCGCTTGACCAGCAGGCTGCCGTTCACGCTGATCGCGTAGATGGCATTTTCCTTGATCCGCGGCTCGTGGGTGTTCACCAGCAGCAGATCGCCGTCGCTGATCGTGTCCTCCATGCTGTCACCCACCGCCTCGATCAGCAGCAGCCAGCTGGGATTGAGGCGCAGAGTGCTGCGTACCCAGTCGGCCTTGAAAGCCAAGTAGTCGACGATTTGCTCGCTGTGGATGACGGCGCCACCACCGGCGGCGGCGCGGACATCGTAGCGGGGCACCAGAACAAAGTCCTCGCCTAGCTCCGCAGCCGTTTTTACCTGCGCGACCAATACCTTATCGCCATCCTTGGCCAGTATATCAGCACCTGCATCCGCTGAAAATTCTTCCAGTCGCTCTATCGGGTGCACGGGCAGCCGACCGGCGACCAACCAATCGAGCGACACCCCCGCAGAATTGGCTATGGCAAAGAGCGCGGATGCTTTGGGCTCGGATCGACCCTGCAGATAGTTTTCCAGCGTCCGCCGTGGGATCTCGCTTCGCCGCGATAGCTCGTCGCCGCTTCCCACTAGGCGCGCACACTGCCGGATGCGATCGGGCAGCCCAGGCGGCATTTCGGAGTTCGCCTGTTCAGTCATGGCAAAACCCCGAAACGCGATTTCGGTGTTGGCAGCAATTTCGGAGTTTTTGAAACGCAAGTATTTCCAGGACGTTAGCCGCTTTCGCGTGCTTCGCCGAATTTTGCGAACCCCGAAACGCAAAATATGCGTTGCTCTTAGCCAAAATCTGCCATATCCATTTAGGAACCTAACCGCATACAGCCCCAAAAAACCGGCGCTGGGCCGGTCAGTTGAGGAACCTAGATGGCGCGTAACCGAGGCATGGATCGAGAGGACATCAAGGCGGCCATCCGCAAGAGCGGATGGACCCTTGAAGGGCTCTCGTCACATTGGGGCTACTGCTCCAACGCCATCAGCGTGACCCTCGGTCGCCCCTGGCCTGCCGTGGAAGACCGGATCGCCCGCTTCCTTGGAAACGCAACCTAGCCAAATTTGGCCAGATCGCTACCACCAGGATGGCACTCCGAAGGGCCGTCGCGCCAAAAACCATACGTAGCAGCGCGGGCCAACTGCGCAATGTGCAAGTTCTGGAGGCCGCATGAACACGCAGTTCTTGCGAAGCTCCAATTCTGGTTCCCCCCTCGGCTGTGTGGAAGCAGCGAGCGGGGGTCACCGGGCGGTCGCCGCCGTGTTCCACCACGGCGCCGCCCGCGTTCCCGCCGGCCACCTGCCGGCGATTACCTCCCTGCAACTTGGGCCGGGCGTGCCAGCGCGCAAAACGGCGCGCCCGGCTCCTTTTTGCGGGTCTGCACCAGAAAAAGACGACACGCAGAAGGAGGTTCCCGTGACCACCCACACGAAGGGGCGCGCCAGACGCCGCGTGCCAGATCCCAACCAGTTCGACCTGCTCGCACTGATGGATGATCCCGAGACCGGCCTTATCCAGGTACCCGCAGAGCCCGCCACCGGGCCGGGCGCCATGGAGATGGATGACCGGATCCGCGACCTGCTCAACCAGGCCATCCGCACCTCGGCATTCAACCGCGAGCAGATCGCTGCCAGCATGACCGCCCTGGCAGGGCGGGAAATCACCAAGGCCCAGCTCGACAGCTGGACCGGGGCCAGCCGCCCCAACCGCTTCCCCGCCGACCTGGCTCCCGCCTTCTGCGCGGCCACCGGCAATACGGTCCTGCTGCAAGGGATGGCCGAGGCCGCAGGCTGCCGCTTGGTCGAGCGCCAGGAGCTGCAATACGCCCGCCTGGGCCAGCTGTGGTTCTTCATCCGCTATGCCCACGAGCAAGCCGACCAGCTGGCCCGCGAGCTTCCGCTTTTCCGGGAGGTGGGCCATGCGTGAGTGGTTCACCGCTGCCGAACTGGCCTCGATGGCGCTTCCGGGGTTGCCCGGTACGGATCGCGCCATTCAGCTGCGCGCCGATCGTGAGACCTGGCCGAGAGTTCCGCGCCAGGGTCGCGGCGGGGGCTGGTTGTATCCAGTCACAGCGCTGCCGGAAAGTGCCCGCGTCGCCATCATGCGTCAGCAGCTCGCCGAACCGGAGGCTTCCGGTGCGATGTTGGCCCGCCGGGTCCGCCTGAAGGAAGAGCTGGAAAGTCGGTCCGCCGAAGCAGGGCGCGAGGCGGGCCTCGCGGAGTTCATGAGGCTCGACGAGCGGAGGCAGCGCGAGGCTGATGCCAAGGCCGTCATCGTCCAGGCGTGCCGCGAATACATCGTCCGCCTGCGCCTGCCCAAGAAGCGCGGTCGCGAGCTGTTTGCCCACGAGTACGCCGAGGGCCGCATTCCGGTCGAAGACTGGGTGCGCAATGAGGTGTCCAGCTTCAGCAGCAGTTCCATCGAGAACTGGACCAAGCAGCTGCAGAGTGAAGGGCTTGCTCGCCTGGCCGGCAAGTACGGCCAGCACCGCAAGGGCACCGGCATCATCGACACCAACGAGGACATGAAGAAGCTGGTCCTCGGCATGCTGGTCGACCACCCGCACGTCAGCGCCAAGCTGGTCATGCGTGCCATCCGTGCCCGCTTCAAGGGCGTCGAGCTGCCCAGCTACCGCACCCTGCAGCGCTTCATGGCCACCTGGAAGGCCGAGAACGAGCAGCTGCTGGCAGCGGTCACCAACCCCGACGCCTGGCGGTCCCGCTACCAGGCCGCCGGCGGCGACGCCGCTGCCAAGATCGTCCGCCTCAACCAGCGCTGGGAGTTCGACAGCACCAAGGCCGACCTGATGCTGTCGGACAACTACCGCCACGTCATCGTCGGCTCGATCGACGTCTACTCGCGGCGCCTCAAATACCACGTCAGCCGCAGCAGCTCGTCGGCGGCGGTGGCGGCCCTGACCCGCAAGTGCCTGCTCGACTGGGGCGTGCCCGAGGAGATCGGCACCGACAACGGCTCCGACTATGTCAGCCAGCGTATCAAGCGGATCATCGCCGCCCTGGACATCCACCAGGACATCGCGCCGCCCTTCACCCCCGAACACAAGCCGTTCATCGAGCGCTCGTTCCAGACCCTGCTGCATGACCTGGTCGAGCTGCTGCCCGGCTACATCGGCCACAACGTCAACGACCGCAAGGACATCGAGGCCCGCCGCTCCTTCGCCCAGCGCATGATGAAGGAAGGCGAGCGGGTCGAGATCCGTATGACCCCCGAGGAGCTGCAGGAGTTCCTCGACCAGTGGGTCGACCAGTTCTACGGCATCGAGGCCCATTCCGGCCTGGGCGGCCGCAGCCCCTTCGAGGTGGCCAACGCCTGGACCGGCCCGATCACCACCATCGACGACGAGCGCGCTCTCGACGTCCTGCTGGCCGAGGCCCCCGACAACAACGGCTTCCGCACGGTGACCAAGAAGGGCATCCGCCTGGACAAGGCCAATTTCGAGCATCCCGCCCTGGGCGGCCTGGAAGGCACCCAGGTCAAGGTCCTGCTCGACGACGCAGACATCGGCCACATCTACGTCTTCGACGAGGATGGCGCCTTCATCTGCAAGGCCATCTGCCCCGAGCGCACCGGCATCTCCCGCCAGGAGCTGGCCGCCGCCCGCAAGGCGACCCAGAAAAAGCGGATCAACGAGGAGAAGGCCCGTCTCAAGGCGATCGCCAAGGAGGTCGGGACCAAGGACATCGTCCACGAGATCCTTCTCGACCGGGCGCGCGACGCCGGCAAGCTGGCCGTCCTGCCCAAGCGCAACACCACGGAACACAGCACCGAGGCCCTGCGGCAGGCCGGCAAGGCTGCCCGCGCCGGCAAGGCGCCGTCCGCCAAGCCCCTGACCGAGGCCGAGCAGGCCCGCATGGCAGGGCCATGCGCGGATCGACGAGGCGGGCTTCCACAAGAACCTCAAGGAGGTCATGAAGGGCGCCATGGCGTTCCTGATGTGGGGCGGCCGCGTCGACGTCGTCTCCACCATGAACGGCGAGGACAACGACTTCACCGAGATCTGCCGCGAGATCGAGGCCGGCAACTTGCCGCGCTACAGCCTGCACCAGGTCACCTTCAAGGACGCGCTGGCCGACGGCTTCTACAAGCGTGTCTGCCTGGTCCTCGATCGCACCTGGTCGCCCGAGGCCGAGGTGGACTACGAGGAAGAAGTGCGCTCCAGCTACCTCTCGGCCGAGGACGCGGCCGAGGAGCTTGATTGCGTCGCCAAGCGCGGCTCGGGTGCCTACTTCACCCGCCTGCTGATCGAGAAGTGCCAGGAGAAGGACGTCCCGGTCCTGCGCTTCCGCCAGCCGGCCGAGTTCGTGGTCGCCGCCGACCGCGAGGCGGTCACCCAGGCATGGATCGAGGAACACCTCAAGCCCGTCGTCGACGCCATGCCCACCGACCGCCGCACGGTGTTCGGCCAGGACTTCGGCCGCAACGGCGACCTCTCGGTGGTGTGGCCGCTGCAGGAGGTCCACCCGACCCTGTGGCGCACCCCGTTCCTGCTGGAGATGCGCAACATCCCATTCGACTGCCAATGGCAGATCGTGAACTGGCTGTTCGAGGAGCTGCCGCTCTTCCACCACGCCAAGTTCGACGCTCGCGGCAACGGCCAGTCGCACGCGGAGAAGGCGGTGCAGAAGCTGGGCGTCCAGAAGGTCGACGCCGTCATGGCCAGCACTGGCTTCTACGCCGACGAGTTCCCCCGGTACCGCCACGCCTACGAAGGCGGCAACATCCTGGTCCCGGCCAGCGAGGACGTCATCGCCGACCACCGCCTGGTCGTGCTGTCCAAGGGCAACCCGACCATGGCCGACATCCGCATCAAGGGCTCGGACGGATTGCCCCGCCACGGCGACACGGCGATCGCCGGCCTGCTGGCCTGGTCGGCCACCCGCCAGGAGGGCGAACCCGCCGCCGGCTCCTCGATCCCCAACACCAGGTCGCCGGATCGCCCCGGCCTCCCGTCCGTGCGGGGCGGCATGCAGCGCCCCGGCGCCATGTTTCACCGGAGGACCCAATGAAGAACCCGTTCGCCGCCCTTAAACACCTGTTCAACGGCGGGCAACAGGGCGACCAGGCCGCCGCCGAGATGCCCATGCGCGAGGCCGCCGGGATCACCGTCGACGCCGACGAGGACGGCTGGCGCCGGCTGACCGGGGACAGCCACCGCGACCTGTCGCCGCTGACCCAGCGCCGCATGCAGGAGCTGGCGGTCTATCTGTGGAAGACCAACCCGCTGGCCAACCGCCTGGTCGAGCTGCCGCTGGTCTACCTGCTGGCCGAGGGCGTGACCCTGACCGCCAAGGACGAGGAGGCGCAGGGCTGGCTCGACGACATGTGGGGCGATCCCATCAACCGCCTGGACATCAAGCTGCCCAAGTACGTCCGCGAGATGGCGCTGTTCGGCGAGCAGTGCTGGCCGGTCTTCGTCAACGAGTTCACCGGCCACATGCGTCTGGGCTACCTGGATCCGGCGCTGATCGCCACGGTGATCACCGACCCCGACAACGCCACCCAGCCCATCGGCATCATCACCACCAAGAACAAGAAGGGCGAGGCCCGCCGGTACCGGGTCATCATCAACGGTCCCGAGGACGTGTTCTCGAAGCGCACCCAGGAGATCCGGGCGTCCTTCACCGCCGGCGACTGCTTCTACTACACCGTCAACGACCTCTGCACCGCGGCGCGGGGCCATTCCGACCTGCTGGCTCAGCTGGACTGGCTGGACGCCTACGACCAGGCGCTGTTCGGCGAGGTCGAGCGCTGGAACTACCTGCGCGCCTTCATCTGGGACGTGACGCTGAAGGGCGCCACCAAGGAGGAGGTCGACCGCAAGGCGCGCGAGATCGAGATCCCCAACGCCGGCGGCATCCGCGTCCACAACGACGCCGAGGAATGGCAGGCGATCACCCCGGACCTGCAGTCGGTGGACGGCAGCTCCTTCGCCCGGCTGTTCCGCAACCACATCATGGGCGGCGGCACCCTGCCCGAGCATTGGTACGGCGGCGGCGGCGACGTCAACCGGGCCACCGCCGGCGAGATGGGCGAGCCGACCTTCAAGGTGTTCTCGTTCCGCCAGCGGACCTGGAAGCACATCATCGAGGAGGTGGGCGCCTATCAGATCCGCTGCCGGGCGCGGGCCGCCGGCGTCGAGACCATGGCCGACGAGCCCGAGTTCCGGCCCGTCGCCCAGTTCCCCGAGTTGACGGCGCGGGATACCACCAAGTACGCCTCTGCCCTGCAGCAGGTCATCGCCGGCGCCATCCTGGCCATCGACCGCAACCTGCTGTCCGAGGCCAGCGCCGTGGCGCTGATCGCCCTGGTGGCCACCCAGCTGGGCCTGGAGGTCGATCCCGCCGCCGAGCTGGAAGCCGTGCGCGCCGATGCCGCCCGCCGGGCCGAGCAGGACGTCTTCCCCGACTTCGGGGAGGAAGATGCCGGGGGCCAGGACGGGGCGGCATAAATGGCCGATGAAAGGGACAAAGCCTTCGAGGAGGAGCGCGCCCGGCAGGAGAAGCGCCTGCCGGCCATCCAGGCCGACACCGAGAAGGAGGTCTCGCGGCTGCTCGACGAGGCCACCAAGGAGATCCAGGCGATCCTGGCCGGCGCCCCCACAGACTACCAGAGCTGGTCGCTGCCCCAGCTGCAGAAATCCATCAACCAGGTGGCGGCCGAGTTGGGCGAGGGCATGGCCACCGTCGGCACCGATGCCGCCAGCACCGCCTGGGCCGCCGGCATCGACCTGGTCGACGCGCCGATCGAGGCGGCGATCGGCCTGAAGCTGGCGCCCATCATCCCCGCCGTGGATCCCCGCCAGCTGATGGCCATGCGCACCTTCATGACCGATCGGCTGAAGAACGTCGCCCTGGAAGCGGCCAACCGGATCAATTCGGAGCTGGGCCTGGTCATCATCGGATCCAGGACGCCCTCGGAAGCCATCGGCCGGGTCGCCACCATCCTTCAGGACGGCGGCCGGGGCCGGGCGCTGACCATCGTCCGCACCGAGGTCGGGCGGGCCTATTCCACCGCCTCGCAGGAGCGCAAGGTCCTGGCGGCCGAGCGCCTGCCCGGCCTGAAGAAGCAGTGGCGCCGCTCGGCGAAGCGGCACAGCCGGGTCACCCACGATGCCGCGGACGGCCAGGTGGTCGGGGTAAACGAACCGTTCAAGGTGGGCGGCACCGCCATCATGTATCCCCGCGACCCCAAGGCGCCGGCCAAGCACACCATCAACTGCGGCTGCATGTCGCTGCCCTACATGGCCGACTGGGAGGTCAAGCACCCCAAGGAGCGGCCCTTCACCCCCGAGGAACTGGCGGGCAGCGAGGCGAAGCGGCGACTGGATGACCTCCAAGTCAACGCCTTCGACAGCTGGGCCAAGAAGCTCGCCGCGGGCAAGCTGAAGGCGGCCGGCAATTTCGAGACCGCCGGCCAGTTCGCCCAGCCGGTGCAGCAGCTGCTCGCCCGCAAGAACGTCCAGCCCGCCACCATGGAGATCGGGGTCAGCGACCGCCAGGTGCTGCACATGCTGCGCGAAGCCAAGGCGACCAAGGGCAAGGCGCTGCCGGCCCAGGTCGTGCGTCGCCTCCCGTCGGCGCTGTCGGCGCCGAAGGCGGTGCTGTGGGACCGCAACGCCAAGAACCCGACCCTCATCTACGTCGTCGAGGTCCCCGGCAAGGCCAAGCTGGGCAAGGTGGTGGTTCGCCTGGGCGACCTGGAGAAGCGCAACCGCCACCGGCGCCACAACTGGATCGTCTCGGGCGGCCTGGTGGACCGCACGGCCCTCACGGATCCGAACGCCTACGACGTGGTGATGGGTGGGGTATGACCGCCCGCGCAGGGTGCGCAACGCCCCCGAAACCGCCTCCCGAGGGAGGGGCCGGCAACCCGTGAGGGCCGCCAGGCTGAAGCCGACTTCTCAGCACGCGCGAGCGGTCACCACCAATCTAGTCCTGTCGCGCCCCGGTCGCAAGATCGCCCTTCGCGGTTTCCCGGCCGCTGGCTGCTGATGGGGCTGCGGGACGGCCACGGAGCCGTCGGAAGGGGCTTTCGCCGCTCTAGCCCCGTTTAATCACCGTTTAACGGCGCCCATAACCCGCATGGCGAGGGGCACCACTCCGAAGGATGGAGGGATATAGGCACCCGGACAGGTGTCCGGGTCATCAGGGATGGGGGTCACCCATACAGTCGCCGATGACGGGCCGGCAATCAAGGCCCGTTCGGTTTGACACCATCCCGGAGAGCCATATGCCCCCGAAGCAGGAGACCGAGGCCAAGCAGGCCGCCCAGCCGGGCGAGAAGCCGGCCGAAACCACCACGTCCGCCCAGGCCGACAAGGCCGCCGCAGCCGACGTGGCCAAGCTGTTCAAGGGCCACACCGTTCGCGTCCACAAGGAAGGCAAGGACGGCAAGGTCGAGATTGTCGAGCGCGACCTGATCGCCGCCGACCTTCTGTCGGTCAAGGATTACGGCGACCGCGTCGTCGTGGTCACCATCGACGGCCAGAAGCTGGAGGCCGGCAAGTAATGGCGCGGCGCGTCCTGCTGGGCGGCCCGGCGCTGGCGATGGTCTCGGGGAAGGACATCGACCTTGGCGAAGTCGCCGAAGTCACCTTCCGCGAGGCCCAGCGGCGCCTCCCGCCCCTCGGCCTGATCGGCGAGGAGGCCATCCGCGAAGCCTTCGCCGGCGACTACGTCCAGCTGGGCGAGCTGCTGCGCGGCAAGCTGAAGGCCCTGTTCAAGCTGGAAGGCGACGCCGATCCCTGGCCTTACGTCAAGGCGCTGTTCGATGACGGCGTCGTGGTCGAGCGCAACGGCAAGCTGCTGCGCTACCCCTACACCGTCGACGGCGTCGAGGTGGCCTTCGGTGCGCCGATCGAGGTGCTGGTCAGCTACACCGACGTCAAGGCGACGGTGCGCGAGGCCGCCGGCGCCGAGAGCGGCGCCTTCCTGGAGGCTGCCGAGGACAAGGGGGCGAGCGCCTTCCGCATCCGCGTGATCCGCGCCGGCGCCTCGGGCAACGGCAACTACTACCCCGATGCCGCCCTGCGTGAGGCGGTGCCCCTGTTCGATGGCGCCCGCGTGCTGGTGAAGTCCGACGAGGATCACCTGGCCGGGCGCGGCAAGGACCCCCGCAACCTGATCGGCAGGCTGTCCAACGTCACATTCGTCGAAGGCAAGGCCGACGACACCGGCGAGATCCACGCCGACCTCCAGCTGATCGAGCCCACCGGCACGGTGGCCGTGAAGCTGCGCGAGGCATGGGATCGCGGCATGGCCGGCCTGTTCGGCTTCTCGATCGACGCCAAGGCCAAGGCCCGCAAGGTCACCCGCGGCGGCCGTTCGTTCCGCGAGGCCATCCAGTTCACCAAGGTTTCTTCCGTTGACCTCATCGTCGAGCCGGGCGCGGGCGGCGAGGTCCTTTCCTTCATCGAAGCCGCCCAGGAGACCGACGACATGTGGCGTGAGCAGCTGCTGCGCATGATCGAGGCCCACCGCCCCGATCTTCTGAAGGGCAAGGACGTCAAGGAGATGTCCGACGCCGAACTCGAAACCGTCCTGCGCGAGGCTCTGGCCTCCAACGAGGGCGCCCAGGAAGGCGGCGTCAGCCGCGACGAGCTGACCCAGACCGTGCGCATGGTCGAGGCCCGCTCGGAGATGCGGACCACCATTCAGGCCAGCAACCTGCCCGAGGCCGCCAAGGCGCGCCTGGTCAAGAGCTTCGAGGGCCGCGACACCTTCACCGTCGAGGACGTCCGCGAGGCGATCAAGGACGAGCAGACGTACCTGGCCCAGTTCACCGAAAGCGGCACCGTGCGCGGCCTGGGCGACAGCTTCCGGGTCGAGGCCGGCGAGAGCCGGGCCGAGAAGGTCGAGCGCATGCTGGAAGCCTTCTTTGACCCGTCCCACAAGGACCATTCCCAGGCCCGTTCCTTCAAGGAGTGCTATGTCGCCATGACCGGCGACACCCGCGTCACCGGCATCCGCCGCAACTGCGACGAGGCCCTGATGCGCGAAGCGCTGGGCACCACCGAGCTGGCGGACGTGCTGGGCAACTCCATCCACCGGCGCATGGTCGCCGATTATCGCACCCCGGACGTCTATGGCGTCTGGCGCTCGATCGTCACCGTGGCCAACGCCACCGACTTCCGCACCCAGGAACGCACCCGCATCGGCGGTTACGGCGACCTGCCGGCGGTGGCCGAGGGCGCCGACTACACCGCCCTGACCTCGCCCGGCGACGAGAAGGCGACCTACGCCGTCAGCAAGAAGGGCGGCCTGGAGACCCTGACTCTGGAGGCGATCAAGAACGACGACGTCGGCGCGATCCGCCGCATCCCGACCAACCTGTCGCGGGCGGCCAAGCGCACCCTGGCGAAGTTCGTGTTCGACTTCATCCGGTCCAACCCGAACATCTATGACGGCACCGCGTGGTTCACCGTCGGTCACGGCAACCTGCTGACCCAGGCCCTGGACAGCGCCGGCTATGCCGCCGCTCGCCTGGCCATGCTGAAGCAGACCGAATTGGGTTCCAGCGACCGCCTGGGCATCGGCCCCCGCTTCCTGCTGGTCCCGTCCGACCTGGAGGAAACGGCGGCCAATCTGTTCCGCCGCAACACCAACCAGGACAAGACGTTCATCCAGTCGCTGGCCCCCGACATCATCCCGGTCTGGTACTGGACCGACGCCAACGACTGGGCGGTGCTGGCCGATCCCATGGACATCCCCGGCATCGAGATCGGTTTCCTGGACGGCACCGAGGAGCCCGAGCTGTTCGTGCAGGACAACCCTTCGGTCGGCTCCATGTTCAACGCCGACAAGATGACCTGGAAGATCCGGCACATCTACGGCGGCAACGTCCTCGACTTCCGCGCCGGCGTGAAGTCGGCGGTGGCCTAAGCGGGGCGATGGAGCGGGCGCGATGCTGACCGACTTCCAAAGCCTGGTCGACGCCCTGGTGCGGGACGAGAGCGGCACGATCGCCGCCTCGGCCCGCGACCAGGCCATCGCGCTCGCCGCCACCCGCTATTCGGCCGACCGGCCGGCGACGTCGGTGGTCGACGTCGTCGCGGCCGACGGCTTCTTCCTCGACCTTCCGGCGGGCTGGGTGGCCGGCTTCAGCCGCGTGCTGGAGCTGGAGTGCCCGCCCGACCGCGTCCCGCCGGTGCTGATCCGCCCCGACCGCTGGTCCATGTACCAGGGCATCGCGGCGACCCGCATCATGCTGGCGGATGGGATCGCCGGCGGCACGACGGTGCGGATCCGCTTCACCATCCCCCACCAGGTCACCGACCTGGTCGACACCATCCCCGAGCAGGACCGCGAGGCCGTCGCGAACTGGGCGGCCGCCCTGCTGCTGGACGAGTTGGCCAACGCCTTCTCGGGTCACAGCCAGCCGACCATCCAGGCCGACAGCGTCAACCATCAGTCCAAGGGGCGCGACTATGGCCGCCGGGCCGAGACCTCGCGCCAGCTTTACCTGGACCACCTGGGCATCGATCCCAAGCGCAACGTCGCCGCCGGCGCCGTGGTGACCATTCCGTCGCGCAACAGCCTGGGCGGCCCGCGCCTGGTCCATCGGAGGCCCTGATGCCGGCGCCGCTGGACCTGACCATCGACATCCAGGGCGGCGTCGAGCTGGCCCGCGCCTTCGCCGAGGCCCCCGACGTGGTCGCCGACGAGCTGGTGGCCGCCGCCTGGGAGGCGTCGCTGCTGCTTGAGCGCGAGATCCAGGAGCTGACCCCCACCGGCGTCCATGGCGCCTCGGGCCTCAAGGGCTCGATCGCCGCCAAGGAACCGCGCGTCCTGGCCGACAACGTGATCGGCGAGGTCGGCACCGCCAGCCCCTATGCCACTCCGGTCGAGCTGGGCACCGTGCCCCATTTCCCGCCGATCAAGCCGCTGGCCGAGTGGGCGCAACACAAGCTGGGCGTTCCCGCCAAGGATGCCGACCGGGTCGGCTACCTGATCGCCCGCAAGATCTCGAAGCAGGGCACGCAAGGGGCCTTCATGTTCAACCGCGCCTTCGAGGGCAACCGCGCCCAGGTGCAGCGCATGTTCGACGAAGCCCGCCGCCGCATCGCCCGGCGTCTGGTGGGGAGGCGCTGATGCCGACCGCCACCGAGATCCGCGACGCCATCGTCGCCAAGCTGCAGACGGTCGCCGGCATCGGCGTGGTCCATGGCTTCGAGCGCTATGCCGAGCAGGTGCCAAAGTTCAAGGACCTCTACGTCCAGGGGGGGAAGGTCAACGGCTGGCTGGTGCGCCGTGCGTCGTGGCGCCGCGAGCCTTTCAGCAACGAGCGCCGCATGGTCATCACCCGTTGGCAAATCCGGGGCTATGCCTCGCTTGTCGACGCCGAGCAGAGCGAGTTGGCCTTCGACCTGGTGCTGGACCACATCGCCGACGCCTTCGACGCCGACGAGACGCTGGGCGACCTGCTCTACGCCTCGGACGCCGACAACCTGGCCGGGATCCAGTTGGAGGACAGCGGGCCGGTCATGTTCGCCGGCGTCCTGTGCCACTCGGCGCGCCTGGCGCTGACTACCGTCCACCTGGTCGAGATCGGCGCCGAGTACGGGTCGGACGGCGGCACCGGCGAGCTGCTCCAGGTCACCACCGGCTGGGACGTCGATGGCGACGGCACCGCAAACTACGAAGACACGCTGCCCAAGGAGACCCCATGAAGACGATCTGCGTGAAGCCCGTCCTGGTGGACGGCAAGCCGGCCCGTGTGCTGGACCCCGCCACGTCCCCGCCCAGCCCGTTGCCGGCCTGGGGCAAGGAGGTGGCCCACGACACCTATTGGCGCCGCCGCCTGGCCGCCCGCGAGGTCGAGGAGACCACCGCCGCCGCCATCGAAAAGGCCCGGCTGGCCGCGGCCGCAAAAGCCGCCGAGGCCGACCAGGCCGAGAGCAAGTCCACCAAGAAGAAGGACGCGTAATCCATGAGCGACATCGCCTTCAACGAGATCCCGTCCACCATCCGCCTGCCGGCGGCGCTGGTGGAGATCGACAACTCGGGCGCCGTCACCACCGACGCGCTGCAGCCCTACAAAAACCCTGATCATCGGCCAGAAGGGCGCCACCGGCACCATCGCCGCGCTGACGCCGACGCGGGTGACCAACCCCAACCAGGTGCGAGAGCTGGCCGGCGCCGGGTCGCTGCTGGCGCTGATGGCCGAGACCCAGCTGAAGAACAACGACTTCACCGAGACCCTGATCGTCGCCCTGGACGATGACGCCGCCGGCGTCGCCGCCACCGGCTCGATCACCTTCGGCGGCACGGTCACCACCGCCGGCACCCTGTACCTCTACATCGCCGGCCGGCGGGTGAAGGTGGCGGTGCTGGCCGCCCAGGCGCCCTCGGCCATCGCCACGGCGGTCCAGGCGGCGATCGCCGCCAACACCGACCTGCCCATCACCGCGGCGGTCGACGGCGTGACCGCCGAGAAGGTCAACCTGACCGCCCGCAACAAGGGCGAATGCGGTAACGGCATCGACGTCCGCGTCAACTACTATGACGGCGAGAGCCTGCCCGCCGGGCTGACGGTGACCTTCTCGAACGGCACCGGCACCGTGGTGGGCAGCCCGACCCCGCCGTGGGAATGGGGCGCCGCCGTCGCCGGCCAGGTCTCCTACCACGCCAACATCGACCCCGCACGGCCCTTCCGCACCCTGGTGCTGGAGACCGTCCTGCCGCCCAAGGAGAGCAAGGGCATGCGGCTGTCGGGCGGCACCGGCAATCCCGACATCGCCCCGATCTGGGCGGCGCTGGGCGAGACCCAGTACAACATCGTCACCACGCCCTACCTGGACACCGCCAATCTGGTGTCGCTGGAGGACGAGCTGCGCGACCGCTGGACCGGCCTGCGCATGATCGAGGGCATGGCCTTCACCGGCGCCTACGGCACCCATTCGGCGCTGGGCACGCTGGGCGACAGCCGCAATAGCCCGTTCCTGTCCATCATGGCGGCCGACGGCCCGTTCACCTTCAACGAGAACAACCTGCTGCTGTTCGACGGCATCTCGACCCACGAGGTCGGCGCCGACGGCAAGGTGCGCATCTGGCAAGTGATCACGACCTACAAGGTCAACGCCGTGGGGGCTGAGGACATCAGCTACCTGAAGGTCAACACCATCCTGACGCTGGGCTATCTGCGCTACGACTGGCGCGCGGTGGTGAACCGCGAGTTCCTGGCGGCCCGCCACAAGCTGGCCAATGACGGCAAGCGCTACAAGCCGACCCAGAAGGTCGCCACGCCGAAGACCATCAAGGCCCGCGCCGTGGCCTGGCTGCGCGCCAAGGAGGACCAGGGCCTGGTCGAGAACGTCGACGACGCCATCGCCCGCATGGTCGCCGGCCGGAACAACCAGAACCCCGACCGCGCCGACCTGTACCTGCCGCCGAACATCGTCAACCAGTTCGACATCCTGGCCACCCAGCTAGGCTTCGTGCTGTAACCCGGCGGCCGGGCCGCCTTAAACCGTCGAGGAGACCAGTAAATGGCCACCAACAACCGCCGCGCCGGCATCATCTTCGTGAAGGCCGGCTCCCGCATGCTCGAGGTCAAGGGCAACTGGACCTACAATCTTGGCGCCCCCAAGCGCGACGCCATCGTCGGGGCCGACAAGGTCCACGGCTTCAAGGAGGCCGTCCAGGTGCCCTACATCGAGGGCGCCATCACCGACAGCGCCGATCTGGACCTGAAGAACGATCTCCTGCTGATCGAGGAGGAGACCGTCACCCTGGAACTGAACAACGGCAAGGTCATCGTCCTGCGCGAGGCGTGGTACGCCAGCGAGGGCGACGTCACTACCGAGGAGGCGGAGGTCAAGGTCCGCTTCGAGGGCATCTCGGCCGAGGAGATCCGCTGATGGAAGTCGCCAAGATCACGCTCAAGCACCCCATCCCCTATGGCAGCGAGACCGTCACCGAGCTGACCTTCCGCCGTCCCAAGGCCGGCGACATGCGGGGGATCAAGATCAACGCCAACGGCGACATGTCCTTCGACGACATGCTGACCGTCGCCCAGCGGGTCACCGGCAAGCCGCCGTCGGTGATCAACGAGATCGACTTCGAGGACCTGCAGCCGGTCTTCGAGGTCATCGGGGGTTTTATCAAAGCTGGCCAGCAGACTGGGAAGACGCCCTAGAGCTGCTGGCCGGCGCGCCCTTCTACATCTCGCCGGACGAGTTGATGGAGATGACCGCCGAGGACCTGCATTTCTGGGTCCGACGCGCCGCGAACCGGGTTGAACGGGAGAACCGCAAGTGAGCCTCGCCTACTCGATGTCCATCATCGTCAAGGCCGTCGACCAGGTCACCGACCCCATGCGCCGGATCAACACCCAGATCCGGCGCATGACGGACCCTGTCCGGGCCGTGGGCAAGAGCCTGTCGGGGTTGAGCGAGGCTGCCGGGCTGGGCCAGCTGCAGAAGGCGCTGGGCGGCGTCGCCGGCGGCATGAAGGACGTGGCCGGCGAGGCGACCAAGCTACTGGGGACCATGAGCCTGGTCGGCGGCGGCCTGGCCTTCGCCTTCAAGACGGGCTTCGTCGACGTGGCCGCCAAGTTCGAGCGCTTCGAGACAGTGCTGACCACGCTGGAGGGCAGCAGCACCAAGGCGAAACAGTCCATGGACTGGATCAGCGAGTTCGCGGCCACCACACCCTACGAGCTTGACCAGGTCATGGAGGCGTTCATCAAGTTGAAGGCTTACGGCATCGACCCCATGGACGGCACCTTGCGCCAGGTGGGCGACGCCGCCGCCGCCATGGGCAAGCCGCTGATGCAGGCGGTCGAGGCTCTGGCCGATGCCAAGAGCGGGGAGTTCACCCGCCTGAAGGAGCTGATCGGCGGCACCTTCAAGAACGAGGGCGGCAAGATCGCCTACACCTTCATCGACAAGAACGGGATGGAGCGAACCTTCGCCGCCGCCAACAACGACGCCAAGGCGCTGCAGAAGATGGTCCTCAAGGTCTTCGAGGAGAAGGGCTACAGCGGCTCGATGGACAACCTGTCCAAGACGTGGGAGGGCATGGTCTCCAACCTGTCGGACGCCTGGACCAGGTTCTCCAACATGATCATGCAGGCCGGCGCCTTCGACTGGATGAAGGAAACGCTGGGCGGGCTCCTGGACACCATCAACGAGATGGCCGCCAACGGCGAGCTGCAGGCGCTGGCCAAGGAGTTCGGGGGCAAGCTGACCGAGGGGCTGAAGGTGGCCTGGGCGGCCGCCAAGGAGCTGGGCGCGGCCTTCATGTCCTTCCTGTCGTTCCTTCCGCGCCTGGCCAGCTTCATGGGGGGCTGGGGCAACGTGCTGATCGCGGTCGGGGTGATCATCGCCGGCCCGCTGATCGCGGCACTCGCCAGCCTGGGCGCGGCCATCGTCAGCCTGGGGGTGGCCATCGGCTTCACCCCGATCGGGTGGTTCATCGGCATCGTCGCCGCGCTGGCGGCGCTGGCCTACGTCATCATCGACAACTGGTCCGCCATCACCGGCTTCTTCGCCGGCCTGTGGGAGGGTGTTAAAGGGGCGTTCAACGGCTTCGTCGAGTGGGTCACCAGCTCGCCGCTGTTCCAGATCGGCGCTTGGTTGGTCAAGGCGTGGTGGGACGGCATGGTGTCCAACTGGAGCGCCGTCGTCTCCTGGCTGCAGGGCGCCGTGTCCAGCCTGCTCGACCTGGTGCCCGATGGGCTGAAGGCCCGCCTGGGCCTCGACGTCTCGGCCAAGGCAGCCCCCCCCACCGGCCAGTCAACCGGCGCCGGCGCCGTGCCCCCCACCGGCCAGCCCACCGGCGCCGGCGCCGTGCTGGATGGCGGTGCCGCCAAACCAGGCGGCCAGGCCGAGCAGAAGGTCACCACCGAAGTGGTGATCAAGGGCGAGAACCTGCCGCCCGGCATGACCGTGGCGGCGCCGGCCTCGCAGGCCGACCGCACGAACATCGACCTCGGCTACTCCATGGCCGGGGCCTGAGGTCTTCCGGGTCTGGCACCCGGACAAGTGTCCGGGTAATCGCTGAGGGGGAACGTCCATACAGTCGCCGATGACGGGCCGGTAATCAAGGCCCGTTCCATTTGACCGGCGACAAGGGCGATATGAACTGGCGCAAGAAGTATCGGCAGGCAAGTTTCCGCGGGGTGCCGTTCTTCGTAGCGGCGGTCGAGGGTGACTTCGGCCGCCGTGGCCAGCATCACGAGTACCCCAAGCGCGACAAGGGCTACTGGGAAGACCTGGGCGAGAAGGATCCCACCTTCACCGTCGAGGGCTATGTCACCGAGAAGCTGACCGGCGACTACATGGAGGCCCGCGACGCGCTGCTGCGCGCCTGCCGGCAGGCCGGGGCCGCCGAGCTGGTCCATCCCTACCAGGGCACCAAGACGGTCACCTGCACCGGCTGCCGGGTGCGCGAGAGCGCCGACGAGGGCGGCACCGCGCGCTTCAGCCTGACCTTCATCGAGGCCGGCGAGAAATCCGAGCCCAAGGCCGCCCTCGACACCGGCGCCGCCGTCAGCCTGGCGGCCGACGACGCCCTGCTGGCCAGCCAGGAGGACTTCACTTCCGGCTTCAGCCTGGCGCGCATGCCGGGCTTCGTCTCCGAGGGCGCGCAAGGTGTGCTGACCGACGCGCTGGCCAGCTTGGAGGGAGCGGCCGGCCCGATCGGCGGCGACCTGTCGGACATGACCGATCTGCTGGGCGGGGCGCTGGATGCCTTCGACGACGCCCCGGCCATCGGCGGCGACTTCGATGCGGCCGCCTTCTTCGCCAACCAGCTGCGCGGCCTGCAGGGCGGCGCCTTCTCTGCGCTCTATGACACCTATGGGCTGGCCGGCAAGGTGGGCGGGCTGGTGCGCCTGATGTCCGTGCGCGCGGGGTCCGCCTCGGGCGCCTACACCGCCCAGCGGGGCATGTGGACCTATGGCGAGGATCTGGCGCCGGTCCAGCCGATCACCACCGCCCGCCGGCGCCAGGCCGCCAACCAGGAGGCGCTGGCCGCACTGTTCCGCCGCTCGTCCCTGATCGAGAGCGCCCGCATGTCGAGCCGCATGGAGTTCGACAGCTACGACCAGGCTGCCGGATTGCGCGACGAGCTGGCCGACCGGCTGGACGTGGAGATGGAGGCGACCACCAACGACACCCTGTTCGCCCGCCTGTCGGATCTGCGCACCGCCGTTGTCCGCGACGTCACCAGCCGCGGCGCAGACCTGTCCCGCGTGGGCCAATGGACGCCCTCGACCACCATGCCCGCTTTGGTCGCCGCCTACGAGGTCTACGACGATCCGCTGAAGGACGGCGACCTGGTCGCCCGCAACCGCATCGCCCATCCCGGCTTCATCCCAGCGGCCGAACCGCTGGAGGTGCTGACCAATGGCTGACGCCAACACCCCAACCCTGGCCGTCGGCGGCAGGATCTACAGCGGCTGGACCGCCATGAACGTGGTGCGCTCGATCGAGACCATCAGCGGCGGCTTCGACCTGGAGCTGACCGAGCGGTGGGACGGCCAGGCGGTGCGCTGGCCGATCAAGCCCGGCGAGGCGTGCAAGGTGGCGATCGGCGGCGACGTGGTCATCGATGGCTTCGTCGACGACGTCGAGATCAGCTTCGACGCCCGCACCCACCGGGTCCGCGTGTCGGGCCGCGACCGCACCGGCTACCTGGTCGACTGCTCGGCCGTCCACAAGCCCGACGAATGGAGCCTGAAGCTGGAGCGGATCGCCGCCATCTTGGCCAAGCCGTTCGGGATCGCGGTCAAGGCCGACGTGGATACCGGCGCCGCCTTCGCGCCGCTGAAGCTGCAGCAGGGCGAGAGCGCCTTCGAGGCGATCGAGCGGATGTGCCGGATGCGGGCCGTTCTGCCAGTCTCGGACGCCAAGGGCGGCTTGCTGATCACCCGCGCCGGCAGCGCCAGCGCTGCCTCGGCCCTGGTGGAAGGCAAGAACCTGTTGTCGGCCACCGCCACCTACAGCTGGAAGGATCGTTTCAGCGAGTACCTGGTCAAAGGCCAGTCGCCCGCCGGCGACGGCTTGAGCGAGGTCTCCGACGCCCAGGCCGCCGCCGTCACCTCGACCGCCCGCGACGCCGGGGTCACCCGTTACCGCCCCCTGATCGTCCTGGCCGAGGGAGCCACCGACGGCGTCAGTTCCCAGGACCGCGCCGCCTGGGAAGCCGCCGTGCGGGCCGGGCGCGGCACCAGGGTCACTGCCGTGGTCCAGGGCTGGCGCCAGGCAGGCGGGGCGCTCTGGCCCATCAACGCCCTGGCGCCGGTGCAAAGCGAGCTGCTCGACATCGATGACCGGCTGCTGATCGTCGACGTCCGCTACATCCTGGACGGCCAGGGCAGCCGCACCGAGATCGGCCTGACCCGCCCCGACGCCTTTCGGCTGCTGCCCGAGTTGCCCAAGGGCAAGGAGGGCACCGGCCTGCCCAAGGGCGCCGAGATCTTCAGCTCGAAGAAGGAGGCGGGCAAATGAGCGACGTGCTGCGCCTCATC